AGTAAATCCACCCGAAAAACTTAATGCACCCGTAGTGTTAGAGGGTGAAGTCTTCGATATAGACGCTAAATTAGGGTTTAAGTCAGAAGAAACGGTAGAAGACGTGGAGTATGACGATGAGTGAGGTCGCTTTTGACTTTACTGAAGAAGAGATCCAAGTCATGTTGGATAATCTTGACGAATATACCCCCGATGAAGTCTTAGAAATAGATAAACTTGTTGATGAGCTAGACACTCGTAAGAAAAACAAGTTAGCGTATGACGATCTCATAGAATTTTGTAAGGCGATGCAGCCTGATTACATTGTAGGGCAGCACCATCGCATTCTCGCAGATATGCTCATGGCAATTGAGCAAGGGGATAAAGACCGTATCTGCGTAAATATTCCGCCCCGCCACGGAAAATCACAACTAGTGTCCATATTCTTCCCGGCGTGGTTCTTGGGGCGGAACCCCAACAAAAAGGTCATGATGGTGTCACATACCACCGATCTGGCCGTCGATTTTGGTCGAAAAGTCCGTAATTTGATTGCGGTAGATGCGTATAAGGCCATATTCCCCACTGTCACACTAGCCGCAGATTCTAAGTCTGCTGGACGATGGAACACCAGTGTAGGAGGAGAGTATTATGCCTGTGGTGTCGGTTCTGCTTTGGCAGGACGAGGTGCTGACCTGCTTCTGGTAGACGACCCGCACTCTGAGCAGGACGTGATTAACGGTAACTTCTCAGTGTTTGAGAAAGCCTACGAGTGGTATACGTTCGGTGCAAGAACACGTTTGATGCCGGGGGGACGGGTAGCGATTATCCAGACTCGGTGGCACATGGATGACCTGACAGGGCGTGTGGTTAGAGATATGGCCCAGAACGAACGGGCTGATGAGTTCGAGGTGATTGAGTTCCCCGCGATACTGGACACGACGGACAAACGAACGGGTGCTTCGGTACAAAAACCGCTGTGGCCCGAGTTCTTTGACCTAGAGGCATTGCTACGGACTAAGGCGTCGATGCCGGTGTTCCAGTGGAATGCCCAGTATCAGCAGGAACCAACAGCGGAAGAGGCTGCACTCATCAAACGTGAGTGGTGGCAGGAGTGGGAGTTAGAAGACCCACCCAACTGCGAATATATTATCATGTCACTTGACGCTGCGGCAGAAAAACACAACCGTGCTGACTTTACGGCGCTAACGACGTGGGGTGTTTTCTTCAACGAAGACGCAGATGCGTACAACATCATCTTGCTTAATAGCATCAAGCAGCGGTTAGAGTTTCCAGAACTAAAGAACTTGGCAATGGAAGAGTACGCGGACTGGGAACCTGATTCGTTTATTGTGGAGAAGAAGAGCGCAGGTACAGCGTTGTATCAAGAGATGCGGCGTATGGGACTACCAGTGCAAGAGTACACGCCACACAGAGGATCTGGTGATAAACTAGCGCGTTTAAATTCTGTCGCTGATATTGTAGCATCAGGTCTTGTATGGATGCCTACAACACGATGGGCGGAAGAGGTTATCGAGGAGATTGCTGGATTCCCGTTTATGAGCCATGATGACTTAGTGGATTCGACTGTTATGGCACTGATGCGTTTTAGACAAGGTGGATTCATACGCTTACCAACTGACGAACCCGACGAGATTCGTTACTTCAAACAACGACGCGGCGGGTACTACTAAGAGTATAAATTATGGCTATTGAAAAAGGTTTATATGCAGCACCAGAGGGTATGGACGATCTGCTTGAAGGCGAGGTTATGGATGATGCACTCGAAGGTGGTGCATTAGAGATCGAGATTGTTGACCCAGAGATGGTCACTCTGTCTGACGGTAGTATGGAAATCACGTTAATACCCGATGCTGATGAAGCAGACTTAATGTCGTTCGATGCTAACCTTGCAGAAGCACTAGACGATAGCGAGTTGCAAGGACTCGCACAAGATTTGATTGGGCTTATCGATGCTGATACCGATAGCCGTAAGGATTGGGCTGATACGTTTGTCAAAGGACTGGACGTATTAGGGTTCAAGTACGAAGAGCGTACAGATCCGTGGGACGGTGCTTGCGGGGTTTACTCTACGATACTTGCCGAAGCTGCCATACGTTTCCAAGCGGAGACGATGAGTGAGACTTTCCCAGCCGCTGGCCCTGTTCGTGTAAAGATATTAGGCGAAGAGACCGCAGACAAAGCCGAAGCCGCTGACAGGGTAAAAGCGGATATGAACTATGAGCTGACCGAGCGGATGGTAGAGTATCGGCCAGAGCACGAACGCCTGCTATACAGCCTAGGATTGGCTGGTTCGGCGTTCAAAAAGGTGTATTACGACCCGAGTTTGGGACGACAGGTGGCTATATACATACCTGCGGAGGACGTGATTGTACCCTACGGTGCCTCCCATATTGAGACTGCTGAACGTGTTACGCACGTCATGCGGAAGACCAAGAACGAGTTGAAGAAGCTACAAGCGATGGGGTTCTACCGTGAGGTAGACCTCGGTGATCCACAGCCGTTCCACACAGATATAGAGAAAAGGAAAGCTGAGGAAGGTGGATATTCACTTACTGATGACGACCGATATGCAGTTTATGAGATACACGCGGATCTCATTATTGACGGTATTGACGAAGATGATGACGAGATTGCGAAGCCTTACGTCGTTACGATTGAAAGAGGGACGGGTAACGTCCTAGCGATCCGACGTAACTGGAACGAAGAAGACCCGCTGATGTTGAAGCGTCAGCACTTTGTGCACTATGTATACGTGCCGGGGTTTGGGTTCTATGGTCTTGGTTTGATTCACATTATCGGTGGGTACGCTCGTGCAGGTACTTCACTTATCCGTCAGTTGGTTGATGCCGGTACGCTGTCTAACTTACCCGGAGGGTTGAAATCCCGTGGTCTGAGGATCAAGGGCGATGACTCGCCTATCGAGCCGGGTGAATGGAAGGACGTGGATGTACCGTCTGGAAGCATCCGTGACAACATTATGCCACTTCCGTACAAGGAACCAAGCCAGACCCTACTTGCGTTGCTCAACCAGATTACCACTGAAGGTCGTCGGTTAGGGGCGATCAGTGATATGAACATCTCTGACATGTCGGCTAATGCTCCGGTAGGAACGACGCTGGCACTGTTGGAACGTACCCTCAAGCCTATGGCTGCGGTACAGGCCCGTGTCCACTACGCGATGAAGCAAGAGTTCAAGATGCTCAAAGCGTTGATGGCAGAGTATGCGCCCACTGAGTACGACTACATCCCCATGCGGGGTGAGGTCAGTGCGAGGGTAGCGGACTACATGATGGTGGACGTGATCCCCGTCAGTGACCCTAACTCGTCAACGATGGCCCAGCGGGTTGTGCAGTATCAAGCGGTATTGCAGATGGCGCAGAGCGCCCCACAGATCTACGACCTGCCACAGCTACATAGGCAGATGATCGAGGTACTAGGAGTTAAGAATGCAGATAAACTTGTCCCGACTCAAGACGATCTTAAACCGACTGATCCAGTCAGTGAAAACATGGATGCGTTGGTTGGAAAACCACTCAAAGCGTTTATACAGCAAGATCACCAAGCGCACATAGCGACCCACCAGTCGTTTATGCAAGACCCTATGGTAGCCCAGATGATCGGTCAAAACCCGCAGGGTCAGGCTATTATGGCCGCTCTGCAAGCGCACTTAGCGCAGCACTTAGGGTTCCAGTATCGAGCGCAGATAGAAGAACAACTGGGTGCAGACTTACCACCACCCAACGAAGAGTTGCCTGAAGAGATTGAAGTAACCCTTGCACAGCTTATGGCGAAGGCAGGTACACAACTCAGTCAGGCAAATCAACAGAAGCAGGCGCAAGCGCAAGCACAGCAACAAGCTCAAGACCCCATATTCCAGCTACAGCAGCGTGAAGTGGCAATCAAAGAGCAAGAAGTGCAGCGTAAAGCCCAGAAAGATGCGGCAGAAATCCAACTCCGTATGGCTGAACAGGAACGCATATCGCAAAAAGATGCACTTGATTCCGCTATCGACACGAAAAAGCTAGGGTTGGACGAGAAAGAACTAGAACTGGAAGCTCAAAAAGAAGGACTGAAGCTCGCTAAATCGACCACTGAATCGCAAGATAAACTCAGTCTAGATTTGCTTCGGCTCATCGAACAACAGAATAAGGGTCAGTAATGGCTAAAACCGTCTTAGACGTGCTCAAAGATAAATTCGAGGAAGATAAATCCTCTGCACTACAGTTTCTTGGTAATGGGGGAGCGAAAGACTTTGCCCAGTACAAGGAAGTTACAGGTATGGTTCGGGGTCTCGAAACCTGTATCCGATATGTAGAAGACCTCTCGCGCAATATGGAAGAATACGATGAGTGAAGCAATAGAAACGTTAGCCCCTGAAGACATGCTGACGCAGGAGGAGATAGAGGCGCAGTTACCCAAACCTGTAGGTTACAGGGTCTTGGTTGCGTTACCACAAGTTGAAGAGACGTTCGGTGATACCGGGCTGCTTAAATCTTCAAACACAATAAGCCAAGAACACATTATGTCGATAATCGGACTGGTGTTGGATATGGGTGACCAAGCCTATTCTGACGAAGATCGGTTCCCGACAGGCCCGTGGTGTAAGCCGGGGGATTATGTGATGTTCCGTATGAATACGGGCACTCGGTTTAAAGTTGGTGGGGTTGAGTATCGTTTGATGAACGATGACTCTATTGAGGCTATTGTGGCCGACCCCCGTGGTATCACACGCGCATAGGAGGTAACCATGCCATTTCAAAAAGTAGAATTTAGTTTCCCCCACGAAGACGAAGAAACTAGCACGGATATTGAAATCGAAGATTCAAGTGCTACCGAAATAGATTTGTCGGGTAAACCACAGATTGAACCTGAATCAGAACCTGAACCCGTAGTTGAGGAAGCGGTAGAAGATGATCTCGAAGTCGAAGTTGTTGATGACACACCAAAAGCTGACCGAAACCGCAAACCTGCGGAACCACCAGCGGAAGTTACTGATGAGGAGCTTGCGGAATACTCTGATAAAGTACAAAACCGAATCCGCCACTTTAGTAAAGGTTATCACGATGAACGTAGGGCTAAAGAAGCAGCTTTACGTGAACGCCAAGAGTTTGAACGAGTGGCTCAACAGCTTGTTGACGAGAATAAAAGGCTTAAAGGTACTGTCAGTCAGAATCAGGAAGCCTTACTAGAACAAGCTAAACGTACCGCTGCTGGTGAGATGATTCTCGCAAAACGTGCTTATAAACAGGCGTATGAAGCAGGTGACGCTGATAAGTTGGTAGAGGCGCAAGAGAAACTAACTAATGCCAAGATAAAGGCTGACCGTTTAGATAACTTACGTACCGAACCTTTACAATCAGAGGAAACTGAGGTACAAACGCAACAAATAGAAGAACAATCCGCCCCAGCACCTATTGTTGATGAACGGGCTAACGATTGGGCAGCGTCCAATACGTGGTTCGGACAAGACGATGAAATGACAAGTTTTGCGCTGGGGTTGCATAATAAACTTGTCAAAGAGGGTATCAACCCTCAAACTGAAGAATACTACGAGAGAATTGATTCTCGTATGCGACAAGTATTCCCCGATCAATTCGAGGATGTTGGTGAAATAGAGGCCGAAAAGCCCAAGCGAAAGGCAAATGTGGTTGCACCCGCAACGCGGAGCACAGCCCCTAAGAAAATTAGGTTAACGCAAACACAAGTCGCCGTCGCCAAACGGTTAGGTCTTACACCAGAACAATACGCCAAACAGGTTGCTATAGACATGAGGAAACAATAATGGCTCAAAATAGATTAGATAGAGAGCAAACCACTCGCGCAAAGACGACCCGTAAACAGGCTTGGAAGAGGCCAGAAGTTTTGCCTTCGCCAACACCTGAAGACGGATACGACTTTAAATGGGTACGTGTAAGCACTCAAGGACAAGTTGATGCCATGAACGTTTCTTCTAAACTCCGTGAAGGTTGGGAGCCTGTCAGAGCAGAAGATCACCCAGAAATTACAATGGTCACCGTGGAAAACGAGCGATTTAAAGATAACGTTGTGATTGGTGGTTTGATGTTGTGCAAAGCTCCTTCAGAATTACCACAAGAACGAAACGCGCATTATGAACAACAAAATGATGCTCAGATTCATTCCGTAGACAATAACCTCATGCGAGAGAACGACCCACGTATGCCGCTATTCAACGAGCGGAAGACAAAGGTCACTTTTGGTAAAGGAACTTAAACTTTAATTTGAGGAGTCTCTAATGGCTTATCCAACTGTATCAGCCCCTTACGGGTTGAAGCCGGTCAACTTGGTCGGTGGTAGGGTATTTGCTGGTGCTACTCGACAGTTCCCCATTGCTTCTGGCTATGCAGCAAACATCTTCAACGGTGATGTTGTAAAGCTAATCAATGACGGTACTATTGAGAAAGACACTGGTACTGCTACGGCCACCCCCGTTGGCGTTTTTGTTGGCTGTTCTTACACTAGCCCTGCTTTGGGTTACACGTTGTTCAGTCAATACTATCCCACTGGCACTGTTGCTAGTGACATCGTTGCTTACGTTGTGGACGATCCCGACGCTTTGTTCAAGGTCGCAGTAACTGCTGCTGGCACTGCAAACATCGCTTCAGTGGCTCGTACTGCTGTAGGTAATAACTCTGTGCTCATCCAGACTGCTGGAAGTACCGCTACTGGGGATTCTAAAATCTCTATCAGCTCTACTACAGCTACCACGAACACACAGCCTATCCGAATCATTGACGTAGTGCCCGAAACGGCTACTGGCGCTGATGCCTTCGTAGAGGTTATCGTGAAGTGGAACTGGGGTATGCACCAGTATCAAAACGCAACTGGCGTATAAGGAGTAGTATAACATGGCAAT